CTGTATCATATGTCCAGTTTGCAAAATTAGTGCCGTAGTCATACCTGTAAGTCTTAAACAAGTTACCATTGGAGTCATAGACATTGACAACAATCTCAAAGGGGTCTACTCCACCACCGCCAGTCTGACCAGAAAAGGTGTGTGCATTACCGTTCTTATATACCCACTCGTAATCAAATCCGTCAACTTGTATACCAGCGGCAGCAAGTGCAGAGTTTATTGCGATTGTGTTTGTAAGGGTTTGTTGTGTACCACTCCAGTAGAAAGTAGAACCATTACCAGTAGTTCCAGCAGGAGCGTTATGAATATCACCACCATCAGTACTTCCTGCCCAACAGTTTACATTGTGGGTGCAAGTACTAAAGTTGCCTGTCCACCCATTCCCTATTACTAGAATGTTACCAGTTTGACCACTAGCGGGCCCTGTAGATACCTGTGCGTTAGAGGAGTAAGAGGAAAAGCAAAGCAGTACCAATAGTAGCGCCTGCTGTAATCGCTTGTTTTTTCTGAATATCACTCTTTGTCTCCACGATTTCTGGTTCTGGTTTCATGTGTGGATTTTCTTCCCACCCATCCGTTGCAGCATCACCAATCTCGCCGAGATATGGGCAGGGGGTGCCTGCCATTGTCATGGCATCAAAAGTACGTCTGTCTTGGCAAAGAACCGAAACAGCAGCAACTTTCATGCCCATGTCGTAGAGCGTTTTTGAGATTTTTAATCTCTCACAGTTCATATCTCTATATGTCTCGCCTGTAGAGATACCTAAAATTTGCGTTTGTACCGCCCCAGCAACTCCTACTGTACATAAGTCAGATGATGACGAATTTACAGATGGTGAAATCGCAGAAGGTGGTGGCGAAATAACTATCGTTTTTCCAGATGTCGTAACATCGGATTTACTATCAGTTGTTGTTTCAACAACAGTTTGTGCATTGACAACGGTAGTAAGCGAAAACAGTATTAGCACCGTGGTCAGTAATTGTTTTATCATCTTAGATAAACTCCCTCTTATACTTACGACAATATTTATGGTTTGTTTAACCCTTGTCAACGGATTGACACCATAGTAATTTGACACGCCTGTTATGTCAAAATATTGAATGCAAGTTTTATACCAACGTGAAAAGGGTGAGGAAAATCACTCTTCCCCACCCGCTTCTTTACTACCTAGTCTATTCGATGTGGTGTTACGACATAAAAGACTTACTGCACATCAAGGATATTAACTACTAGTATACCTTATTCATTCGCCAACTTTTCAAAGTAAGACATCGCATCATCTTCTTCTGCATCGGCGGTTGCCATTACAGGAGCGGGTTCAGATTTGAAATCTGGTTTGAAAGGCACTTCATCTTCCTCAACCATCGCAGCAGCAGTTTTTGTTGCAACTGTTCCAGAGAGAACGGTGTCCAAACGAGTCTTGAGTTCGTCATAGGACTTGAAGTTTGATGGGGCAAGAAACTCTGCAAGGGAATGTTCCTTCTTGTAGATTGCTTCCAATTCCTCATCGGTTGACTTCAGTTGACTTGGTGATTCAAACTCTGATTTATCATAGTTCCAATAACCGTCTACCTTACGGATTTTCAACTTGAAGTTTGCACCTTCCCACATATCAAATGGATTGATAGGTGTTTCGTCAGCAAACTCTGGTTGCATTGCTTCCATAAGTTTGTCAAAGATCTTTTTACCGAAACGGTACAGCATGATCTTACCAGTATTCTCTGGGTTCATCGTATCTTCAACGACATACACATTAGCAAAGTATTGCAACTTTCGCTTCTGTTTACGAGCAATCTCTTTGTCACTCTCTACACCAGAGTTCCACAGTTGTGAGTTATACTCACTCACTGGGTCTTTCTGATTGAGTGTGGTAAGAGAATTCTCAATATACCACTGTCCAGTAGGCCCTTGGAAAGCATGATTCCATACTCGTACCCAAGGCATCTCCTCACCTTCAATTGCAGGCAGGAATCGTAGTACTGCGTACCCATTACCCGACTTGTCAACTTGAGGTTTCCAGAGCCGCTCATCCACATAGGACTTCTTTTCGGTTGTAGGCGAATCATCCTTTTGGACTTGTTGAAGTAGTTTGTCCAGACTGTTCTGGTTTCTTAGTGCTGAAATAGACATATTTTTTTCTCCGTATGTTTTCGTATGTTTAAGTGTTTCACATTATTCATCATATAACAGTATTTATAATACTAGATAACTCACCGATTGTCAATAACTTTTTCAAATTAATTTCGTCATCAGTGGGAAGATTTTAGCGATCTCCAACGCACACTGTTTTGCAACTTCCATATGTTCCTTTTGAGTACCATTGGCACTCCTCAGTTCGATATAGTGAATCCATGAACGTAGTGTACCATTCATGTAAAGTCGTGTCTTAGTCAAACCTTCTGGTAAGACAGCACGTGCTTGTTCTTTTGCGATACCGTTGTCAACCGCCCATTGATATGCATCTCTGCATTGGTTGATGACACCCGCCTGTCTACGATTCCACTCTGCAATCAGTTCTTGTTGTTTTAGATTCAACTGCAATGCTGGATCGTTTTCAATCTCAATTGAATTCTGACGGTTCTCAGTATCCTGTAGTCTACATTCCCTTTTAGTAAATGCATCACCCATTGCTGATGGTTCTGCATACCTTTGTGAAAATTCTTGAAAACTAAAACTTCTGTGACGCACAATCTGATGTGCAATATCACGAGTAGTCTCAATCTCTATGCAAGCGCTAGCCATCTCCAATGGCGACCAATGTTGGTGTTTGCATAGATATCGTATGAGTTTTTCGCTCGTTTTGTGCGATTGTTGATTCGCTGGATTGGAGACACGGGCGCAATACGATATAAGTTCCTGTACATCGTTACCGACATATAACTCTCCTTCTGGTGGTTGTGAATAACTAATTAGTCGTGCTGTAGTCAGCATGGTATTTACTTCCTTATTCTCGTTGTTCATCTTATTCTTCCACCTTTGTTAATAAATTCAAAAGAGCAGTTTACCGTCATACTCAGGACGGATCTCCTAGTTAAACCGTTTTGGTCTAGGACGATATGTACCCCGACTTGAATTTTCAGCAAGTCGTTTACTTAGGTCTTGATCCCGCTTCACAAGTTCAGCGTTATCGTACTCTAGTGACTTCACTCGAGCGTTAGTCTCTTTCAACTTTGCACGATAGAAATCTCTTTCCCTAATAAGCTCATCTGACATTAGAAATTCTCCTTCACAGTCTTGAGCAGTTGCAATCTACATTTATGCTTATCATAAGTCAAAAATGCACCATACTTGACGATTAAACGTCTACTATCAGGCCAAATTAAATCATCTTGTAGTTCCTTATCCCAATGTTGTATATAGTTCAGTAATCCCTGTAGGATTACCATCGTTTCCAGACTAATCCTCTTTGCGAGGAAGTTCTTTAATAATACAGGATGTTGCCCGTTTTTGCAAGAGAAAATTTCATCAAATTCTGATATTTGTGAAAAAACTAATGTCATATCTGTAATGAAATTGTATGTCAGCGACTGTTTGTTCTTAGACCATTCCAGATAATTTTCTTCTTTGAAATCTCCCAACCACCCTTTAGGTGATTTAGCAAAGTTAGCAACAAAGTATTCTAGTGTTTGTTCCTTGTATTTTCGTGCAACCCTAGCGAAAAAGTATCTATCTTTCCTTTTGAGAAAAGATGCCTTGGATGCACGAGTTTTACCACCGTACTGTGTGTAGTCATAATCTGACGTAAAATGTAACTTTAGACCAAGATACATCTGATACGCTTGCCAACCTTCCATTGGATTACTCCTTAGATGGGTAGAGTTGCTACTCTGGGCAAGAAGTTCAGTTCTCTTGCATCTGCTTCGATTTTTTCTTTTAGTGGTTTTGAGATGAGGGGAGCAACAGCATCAGGCTCCATTTGATTCTTCTCACAATAATCCAAAATCGCATCCATGTATGATGTTTGTCCAAGTCCTTCTTTTACAATCTCTTCAATCTTAATTGCAAACTTCTTTGGTGTCATCACTGCTAATTCTTCTAGATTCATAATATACTCCTGTTAAGTGATGAGGGGAAGCGAAAGGAATACTCTTCCCCCCATCTTATAAAGCAGAGCCAGCGTATAAGTACTGGGTGCAAAATGGCATTACGACTTTGTAGTTACGAACTTATAAAGTTGTTCTGCCTTCTCCATGATGTCTTGTGGGGAATACATTTTTGGTGTATACCTAGCAAAGACTTCATCTAAATCTTTTTGTTGTACCTTTGCCTGTTCCAACATTTCAAACAGTTTTGTTTGAGCAGTGTCATACTCTCTATCGAGCATATCTCTTGCAACTTGCAAAGTATCGAACCGTAGTTCAAAAGGATTTTTGTTAGACATAATATTTCTCCTGTGTCTGTGTTGTGTGATTGTGGACTAACCGTTGATCCACACGGATGTATTAAGGCATCACCCTATTCGTGTTCACCACCGGCGCCTCTACCAAATCCACCAAAAAATTCTGGTTTACGTTTGGCAGTTTCAAATGTCGCAACAGTAATCACAATTGCACCAAGTAATAGAGTATGGACAATGATGTTTACACCTACCCACGCCCATGTACCTGTCACTACTGTGAATACAATCACCCACATCCACGCCAGTACTTGCATAATCATATGTCTTGTACCAGTGTGTGGAATCGCACTAAGTGGATTGTAGTCCGAATTCATAACAGCGTTCCAACTGTTTACTATAAAACTTCTCATTGGGTATACCCCTTTTTCAAATGTCACTTTCAGAGGTCTTTTTGCATCGACAATATCTTTTTCCTCAATTTCATCTTATACCTCAGTGATGTATCTGAT